CGGGGCAGGGCGGATTTCTCCACCAACAATACGGCGTTACGTTTCGCACGTGTCATCCTGGAAAAGTACAACGGGCAGAGGGGCGGGAAAAAGCTGCCGTACCGGTTCAGGGGATAGATAGCATGTTTATACTTGTCATAGGACAAACTGGCAAAGTAATAATATAAGCTATAAGGTATATTTATTACTCAGAACAATTCAATTAGAGAGATTGTAATGAGCTTTCTGTATTGTTAGATATATCAAAATTTTTCTGCAGGGAAAGTGGGTGAGAATATTGGGATTGACTAAGGATGCTCTTGATCGGATGGCAGCTGTGGATGTGCGGACAGTGGATATTTCCTCCCTGACTGATCTACGGGATATAGAGATTGACACTTCATTGCCGGTGGAGAAGAAACTGGAGTCTTTTGCAAGACAGACAGTTAATGTCTATGTCCACCGTATTGGGGATTATGTGGTAAAGGTCAGGTTCCAGGAGGATGGAGCCAGTATTGATGATAAGATGGCGGAGTATCTACGTAGGTTGTCGGAAATCTATGTATAGAAATCCGGCTCAGAAATTTGTGACTGGAGAGGTTCGGAACAAGAAATATTTCATAAAGATAAAAAATATGCTTGAAATAAACAGGCGTCTATGCTAACTTGATATTGGGACGAAACAGTGGAACTCCTGATTTTTGGTAAAAGGCACTGACGACTTCTTGGAAGCTTATTTTAAGGAACAGGAAGTGAAAACCAATGACCAGAATCAGGGAGTGATACTATGAAAGAACATACACATTTCTATACAGCTATGTACCTGCGGCTTTCCAGGGACGACGGAGTCGGCCCTGATGATAATCTTGGAGAAGAGGCGGGTAAGAATGGTGAATTCAAGGCCGAGAGCAACAGCATAAGCAGCCAGAGAGATATGATCCGTTCATTCTTAAGGGAACAGGCGGATATGGAACTTTATGACAGTTATGTAGACGATGGCTTTTCCGGCAGTAATTACGACAGACCAGAATTTAAGAGAATGATGGGTGACATAGAGGCGGGCAAGGTAAACTGCGTTGTGGTGAAAGATTTGTCCCGTTTTGGACGTGACTATATAGAAACCGGGAGATATCTGGAGAAGATATTCCCGGCTCTTGGTGTACGCTTCATTGCCCTTACGGATCATTATGACAGTTTCTCGGCTGACTGGGGAGAACGTGCAATTGTATTGCCGGTAAAGAACTTTATTAATGATTCTTATTGTCGGGATATCTCTACCAAGGTGAAAAGTCAGCTTGCGGTAAAGCGGAAAGCAGGGGAATGTCTTGTCCCGTTTGCCGTCTATGGTTATTTGAAGTCAACCGAGGAAAAAAACAAGCTGGTGGTGGACAGTTATGCAGCAGAGGTGGTAAGGAAGATATTTTATTGGAAGATTGAGGGAATGTCGATAGCGGCGATAGCGAACCGACTGAACAGTCTGCAGATTCTTCCCCCAAAAGAGTATAAGAAGTCTAAAGGCTTAAATTATAATGGCGGTTTTCAGGGAGGTGCCGGGAAAGGCTGGAGCGGTGTTGCCGTTAAGAGAATCCTTACAAATGAAACTTATCTGGGGCATCTGCTGCAGGGAAAGACGGAAAAAATAAATTATAAGGTAAAAAAGAATATAGAAAAGCCAAAGAAAGAATGGGTGAAAGTAGAAAATACGCACGAGCCTATTGTGTCTGCCAGTGATTTTCAGATTGTCCAGCATTTACTGAAAAGTGATGGGCGGGTCAGCCCGGAGAGCGGGGAGCTTAATCCCTTTGGCGGGCTTTTGTTCTGTGGAGACTGCGGAGAACAGATGGTGCGTCGGATCGTTCGCTATAGGGATTCCAACAGGGTGTATTATATCTGCTCTACTAAGAATCGCGGAGATGGATGCAGCAGGCACAGCATTGAAGAAAATGTTTTAAAGGAGCTGGTGCTGACAGCGGTGCGTGAGTATGCTAACAGATTCCTCCTGCAAGAGAAGCTTTTTGAGCAGGTCAGGGATCAGGAGGTAAACTTTGCGTCGGTAATGAGGATAAACAGTGAGGTGGCACGTCTGAAGCAGGAACAGGAAAAATACGATTGTCTCCGCAAGGGTCTGTACGAGGACTTACAGAAAGGTGTGATCACAAAGGAGGAATTTGAACGGTTTTATAGGGAATTCAGCCAGAAAGAAGAGGAACTGGAACACGCAGGAAAAGAGCAGGAACGGTTGATCGGTAATATGATGCGGGCAGGGGTTGCATGCGCAGGAAGGCTGGAAGTTTTCAAAAAGTCTTTGGAACTGAAAGAGATAGACCGGCATACCCTTACAAGCATGGTGAAACGTATTCTGGTATTTGAGGGGAAGCGCATTGAGCTGGAATTCAGTTTTTATGATCAGTATCGAGCCATGCAGGAATGTACCGCTATTCTCGGTGAAAAACAGGCTGACGGAGAAAGGAGCGCATAAGAATGGGAAGAAAATCCAAGAGGCTCCATGTTCCTGCAAATGCTGTTGAAAAGGAATCAAATCTGTCAGGTAAGCGTTATAAAGCGGGGATTTATGCCAGGTTGTCCGTAAATAAGGAAGAAAAGAATGAGTCTATTGATGTTCAGGTGGAGATTGCAAAGAAATTTGTGGAGGATTGGAATAAAAGTCATGCGGACATAATAGAGGTTATGGATTGTTACAAAGATTTGGGAAAGACGGGAAGTAACTTTGAGCGTGATGAATTTAAGCGGCTTATGCAGGATGTGAGACTGGGAGACATTGATTGTGTGATTGTAAAGGATCTGTCCCGATTCGGACGTAACTACCTGGAAGCGGGAAACTATATCGAGAAGATTTTCCCGTTTTTGGGGGTACGGTTTATTGCAGTAGCTGACGGGTATGACACGGAAACAGAGGATAATCATACTACTCATATGGCAACGGAAATCAAAAACCTGATCAATGATATGTATGCAAAGGATTTTTCCACAAAGGCCCGTTTATCACTGGAGCAGCGCAGACAGGAAGGTTCTTATGTAGGAGGTCCTCCGCCTTATGGATATAAGGCCGTGTGGGAAGGAAAGCTGAGGCGGCTTGTTCCGGACGAGAATACAGCGGGAATCATTCGGCAGATTTATCGTAAATTTTTAGAAACAGAAAGCTACAAGGCGGTAGCGGATGATTTGAATAAAAGCAGAGTAAACCCTCCTTCCGTATACCATAAGAGCGGGGTAATATATAGTCCGCCTGACATACCTTATAAAGGCTGGGACAAGGGATACATAGAGGTTTTGTTAAAGAATGAAGCTTATATTGGCAGGCTGGTACAGGGAAAGACAAGCATATCGCCCGGAAAAGTGAGGAAATGGACTCAGGAAGATACATGGAAGATCAATGAACAGGCTCATGAGCCGCTGGTAGAGAAGGAAGTGTTTGAACAGGCCGGGGAAGTCTGCAGAAGAATACACAGGGAGCAGCAGAACCGTAAACATTCTGCGAAAGAGTATCCGATTGAGGAGAATATTTTTGAGAATGTAATATTCTGCGGTGTATGTGGGCGGAAAATGACCAGACACAGTCATGTCAGAAGTTATGCAGATGGCAGTAGGAAAAGAGTAGACGAATATTTCTGTATCAACGCAGTCAACACGAAGACAGATAGCTGCCCGGATTCAAATTTTATAACAAAGAAGCATCTGGAGAACCTGCTTTTCTCTCTGCTTGAGGTGGAGTTTGCTGTAGTTTTAAAAAAGCAAAAAGAGTATGAAGCGAAAGGAAAAGATATCTGGGCTGCTAAAAGGAAAGAATTTGAACTGGCGCTGTGCCGCATTCGTGAAGAGATGAGAAAATCTGACAGACAGGATAGCGCGGCTTATATGGAGTACCGAATGGGGAAACTTTCCTGGCAGGAATGGATGGGGAAAAAGCAGCTAAAAGAGGCGGAACAGCAAGAATTTCAGGCTCAGGAGATTAAATTACAGGAAACCATACGGAAGCTGGAGAAAAGTGAAAAGATTTTCTTAAGTGCGGTTCGTGCGCTGGTCAGACTAAAGGACGGGCGGGTGTTTACAAAAGAGCTGGTAACTGCGCTGATTGATAAGATCTATGTTTATCCGGAAAAACGGGTAGAAGTTGTTTTTACTTTTGAAGATGTTTTTCAAAAAGCGAGGGCGGCAGAATGAGAGAAAAGGGGCTTATTGCGATTTATCTGCGGCTGTCCATGGAGGACAAGATTCAAGAGGGAAGAATTTTAAAAACAGATTGCGCAAAGGATGAAAGCAATAGTATCACCAGCCAGAGAAAAATGTTATTGGAATATATTCGGAAGGATGAGGAGCTTGCGGAACAGGAGGTTGTGGAGTTTTGTGATGACGGGGTGTCCGGAACGAGTATGGACAGGCCGGGGGTGCAGGAACTGCTTAAGCAGGTGAAAAAAGGAATCGTAAAGTGTATTCTGGTAAAGGATATGTCACGCTTTTCCAGAGATTATATTGAATTGGGGACATATTTAAATCAGATATTTCCGTTCATGGGAGTGCGTTTTATTGCGGTGAATGACCATTATGACAGCAGGAAGCAGAATGGAAATGCCATAGGCATAGATACGGCTTTTCAAACGCTTCTTTATGATTTGTACAGCAAGGATCTGTCTGTTAAGGTGAAAGCATCCCACCAGAACAAAAAGGCAAACGGGGAGTATATTACCGGAGAAATTCCATTTGGTTATGAGAGAAGCCGGGAAAAGAAGAATGCGGTCATAGTAAACGAGAGGGAGGCGGAAATTGTCAGGCACATTTTTTCTCTGGCAGTGGATGGATTCGGCAGTGTCCAGATTGCCCGGAAGCTGATAGAAGCTCAGATTCCGCCGCCTATGCGGATGCATCACCCTGGCAGGAAAGGCATGAATGAACATTATAACTGGAGCGACAAGACGGTCAGGCGTATATTAAGCAATCGCTTTTATCTGGGAGAAATGGTTTATGGAAAGACGGTAAAAAAGGCTGTAGGGAGTAAAAATGTGAAGGCAGTTCCAAGAGAACAATGGAAAATCATTCCGAATCATCACGAACCTTTGATTTCACAGGAAATTTTCACTCTGGTTAATAAGAGCCGCTCCGAGCATTCTTCAAAAAGAATAAGAAAAAGATATTCACTGACAGGAAAAGTTTATTGCGGAGGCTGTGGGTACGCGATGAGTTATAGGGGAAGTACCAGGTATTGCAAATGTCATTGCCTTTACTGTGCGAGATATGCCCAGCTTCGGATCGAGGATTGCTGCACCTATTTTAATGCATTTGTATTGGAAGAACTTGTTTTGAAAGAACTATATGAGGAACTGAAGCGGCGGGGCAATCTGATCAGGCAGAGAGAAGGTCTGGAACAGTCTGTGGAAGAATGGTTAAGTGGCTTTAACCGCGTCCGCAAAGAATGTGAAGCGCAACATTGTGAGCTTGTCAATCAAAAAGGAGCTTTATATGCAAAATATACGGTAGGAAAAATGAGTGCGGAGGAATACCGGCGACAGGCAGATATCATAGATGAGCAGGCACAGGAACTGTCACAAAAGCAGGCTGAAGCGGAAGAAAAATATGAGTGGGCTGCCAATATACGGAGTAGGGACAAGGAAGACATGAAGCAGATTATCCGATTTTCCTGTCTGGAGGAATTGACAGAGGAAGCTGTGAAGATTTTTATTAAGAGAGTTACGCTTTACCGGGATAAACGGGTGGAGATTGAATGGAACTATACGGAAGAAGATGCCAAAGATTTGGCTGAATTTACAAAAAGCAACTTGACATTAATCTAACATGAATTTGTCAAAACTTGACACTAATGTAACATAAGCCGGGCGGAATTATGCGTTTTTTGGGGATTTTTTCCTGAAAAAATACTTAGCATTAACTTGACATAAGAGGGACACGACATGATGGGGCTGGTGGGTACGCCGATTATTGCGGTAGAGTCCGGTTATGTGGAGGCCCTGGGGTGGAACCAGTACGGGGGATGGAGGATTGGAATACGTAGTTTTGACGGAAAGAGGTATTATTACTATGCACATTTGCGGCAGAATTATCCCTATGCGGAAGGGCTTGCGGAGGGGAGTGTGGTAACGGCAGGGGATGTGATTGGGTACGGTTGAGGTATAATAGGACTAAATAAAGAACCTTTTAACTATGAGGGCTTTATTTAGTCCATTTTTTTGTGCTGACGGGCCGTAAAAGGTTCGGCAGGATGCGCATATGGCGCATGGGCATGTCATCGGATTTTCTACATCCGAATCGTGGTAACGTTACGGGAACTGCGGAAAGCGCTTTCCGCAAGACGAGTTTATGCTGCCGGTCTGACCAATCGGCAGCACAAATCTACAGGTATCTGGGAAAGTATTCAAAAGTACGAAAAGGGAAAGGTAAGGGCAGAGCATGGGTAAAACAGAAAAGAATTGCAGGGTTATTGTGACAGCCAACCAGAAAGGGGGTGTGGGCAAAACAACGGTCTGTGTAAATCTGGGGATTGGCCTGGCGAGGGCGGGGAAAAAGGTGTGCCTAATTGATGCGGATGCCCAGGGGAGTATGTCCGCAAGCCTGGGGGTGCAGAAACCGGACAGTCTGGATGTGACGCTGGCGGAGATCATGGAAATGATAGTGAACGGGGAGGAGCCGAAACCGGGGCTGGGTATCATCCACCATGGGGAGGGCATCGATTTCATGCCGGCGAATATCGGGCTGGCGGGTGTGGAGACAGCGCTTGTGAATGTCATGAGCCGGGAGACGGTACTGCGGCAGTACATAGACAGCCTGAAAGAGGAATATGAGTACATCCTGGTGGATACCATGCCGTCTCTGGGAATGCTGACAATCAATGCACTGGCGGCGGCTGATACGGTACTGGTTCCGCTCCAGACGCAATATTTGTCCTTAAAAGGGCTGGAGCAGCTTATTGTCACGATACTGAAAGTGAAAAAGCAGATCAATCCCAAGCTGGATTTTGAGGGGATCCTGATGACTATGGTGGACACGAGGACGAATTATTCCAGGGAGATTATGGGGCTGGTAGAGAGCAATTATGGGAAACGGATCCCGGTGTTCCGGAATTACATCCCTATGTCGGTGAGGGCGGCGGAGACCAGTGCAGTGGGGAAAAGTATTTTCCTGCATGACCCGAAAGGCAAGGCGGCTTCTGCTTTTGAAAGGTTGACGGAGGAGGTGCTGGCCCATGGCGAGTAAGCCCGCAAATGGTACGAGGATAAAATTGTCCAATGTGGACGAACTGTTTAACTTAGGCGGCACGGAAGAAAAAGACGGGCAGATTAAGGACTTGCCACTGGATGCCCTGAATCCTTTTTCCGGCCATCCGTTTAAGGTGCTGGATGATGATAAGATGCAGGACATGGTGCAGAGCATCCGGGAGTACGGCGTATTGAATCCGCTGCTGGTCAGGCCAAAGGGCAGCGGCGGGTATGAACTGATCTCCGGGCACCGCAGGAAACATGCCTGTGAGATTGCGGGGATTAAGACCGTACCTTGCATAGTCAGGGAGATAGATGATGATGAGGCCGTCCTGCTGATGGTGGATTCCAACATCCAGAGGGAGGAGCTTCTGTACAGTGAGAAAGCGTTTGCCTACAAGATGAAGTTGGATGCCATGAAGCGCAGGGCGGGGAGGCCGAGGGCAGACGGGGGTGCGAATGGTTCCCAGGTTGGGAACCATTCGGAAAAAGGGGTAAAGTCGATTGAGATTATGGCGGATGAGGTCAATGAAAGTAAAAATCAGATTCACCGTTATATCCGGCTTACGGAACTTCTGCCTGTGCTGTTGGAGCGTGTAGACAGCAAAAAAATTCCTTTTGGGGTCGGTGTTGAGTTATCCTATCTTAACCATGCGGGGCAGGAGGTTCTGCTCCGGGTTATGGACAAGCTGGCCGTGGTGCCGAACCTGGCGCAGGCGGTTAAAATAAAACAATTAAGCAGGGACGGAAAACTGGATGAAAAAGGCATTATTCAGCTGTTGTCGAAAGAAAAGGCACAGCCGGGGGCGTTCAGGCTGGAGCGGAAGAAGATTGACGGATATTTTCCTGTGGATTATACGGATGAGCAGAAAGAGCGTCTGATATATGAGCTGTTGCAGGAATGGAGGCTCAGGCAGGAGAATGGGGAGCAGGAGTGAGGTACTTGTAAACAGGCAGGCCGGATGGCAGGAAGGAGGACATTATGAAGAAAACAGCATTGAAAGAAAAAAGGGAAGTCAGGATTTATAACGGTAGGGGAAATAATTATGGGAAGCCGTTGCTTATGCTTCAGGGGAACTGGCTTCAGGAACTTGGGTTCCTGGTGGGGGACAGGGTGACAATCACCTGCCAGAATAACAGGCTCGTCATTGAAAACGCAGGAGAAGGGGCGGCGGCCCATATGGTAGCGGAGCCGGGCGTGGAGTATGGGGCAAAAGAAGAGTAGGGAGAGGCAGTCCGGGGCATGATTGGCCATATTATTAAATGGAGGGCTGCCCAGATGTGCAAACAGATGGGTTTATGCCCATATGGGAGATGAATGTCGTTCGGCACTTTATTTGATGCCATTTTCGTAGAATTAAATGGATGTGGTTTTTTGCCGCTATTTGATGGTATGCCCTCCATGCTTGGAAGTCAAGGCTTCCCTTAAGCGGCTAAAGGCCTTGACTTCCAAGCATGGAGGGCATGAAACATAGTTAAGCGGCAAATTAAATGAGTGTGTTTCACCCTCCAATTAATTCTACGGAAAACCCCCATTTTTGGCATCAAATAAAATGCAGAATAACAAGATGAAAAGCTTTAAAATATGCATTCTGTGGCGGTTAGGCAGCAGGATGCAGAGAGCCGGAGAAAGAAAACAGAATAATGGATGGGTACATAGGAAGCCTTGCAGACTGGATGAATCAATACAGCTTGTGGGCTTTTTATGTTTTGGGAGATTTCAGGCTGTTGCGGGGGTTTCTTTAAGTTTTGGGGATTTATTGGATGAGATTATACGAGGAGGCGGAACATGGAATTAAGTGAAAATGAAAAAAGGATGCTGTACCAGATGGAGGGATATGGATTAGACGGAGTAATACGGGATCTCAGGGCAAGTTCCATGTATGCGCCCAGGCCGGAACAGAGGAAGACGGCGGAAAGTGTGATCCGGAAGCTCCAGGCCATGCCGGAGGAGGAAAGCTGGGGGCTGGTTATGGATATCCGCAGGAACTACCATGTCCCTGGGGGAGCGAAAACAGTAGGGGAGATGCTTGCGGAGGCCAGACAAAAAGCGGCGTTTTGCAATACAGGAGAAGCACAGGAAGGATGGATGAAGGGGCATGATATTCTAGCACTGGAACGGTTTGCAGGTGACACACGCCATATGATTGTGTTTGATGTACTTTCGGAAAATTCTGATATGGGTGATCCCGGTGACAGGATGAGATTGTTTCTGACGGATAAAGGATACCAGAAGCTCCAGAGAGAACAGCGAATGGGAAATGTGAAGATAAGGAAGCACGCAAAAGTATATCCTGGCGGACGTCTCAGCTATGACCAGAAGGGAATGGAACGGTAAAAGCATTACAGCAGGCAGGCGGCTGCGGGAGGCCTGGGTGGGAGGGAGAAATGGAGTTTGATTATTATTATGGGATGGAGGCGGAGCAGTTTTCCTTTTACCGCATCCCCCGGACGCTGGTGAAGGATAAACGCTTCAAGGGCCTCAGCAGTGACGCGAAGCTGCTCTACGGCATGATGCTGGACCGAATGTCGCTGTCCATAAAGAACGGGTGGCTGGATGACAGGAACCGGGCGTATATCATCTATACGGTGGAGAACATCATGGAGGATCTGGGCTGTGCGAAAGGGACCTGTGTGAAGATCATGAAGGAGCTTGACAGTGAGAAGGGCATCGGCCTGATTGAGAAAAAGCGGCGGGGGCTGGGCAAGCCGGACATTATCTATGTGAAAAATTTCTCTTCCATCGGGGCAGGGCGGGATGGAGGGGAGCCCGCAGACCCTGATAAACCCACAGAAGTCCAAAATTTGAACTTCTGGAATTCTAAAAACTGTACTTCCGGAGGTTCAGATCCTGGACCTGTGGAGGTCCAGAATTTGGACCCTAATTATACTGATAAGAATTATATTGAGAATAGTCAGACTGATATCTTATCCAATCCATCCTATCAGCCCTCGGACGTGCCCATGGAGCGGGATGATGTGATTGACAGAATGGATTATTACCGGCATATCATCCGCCGGAATATTGAGTATGATTACCTTGAAAGGGACAGGCGGGGAAAGAGGGATGGGATTGACGAAATGGTGGAGCTGATGGTGGATGTCATGCTGATGCCGGATGGCGGTACAGTCCGTATTGCCGGGGCAGACCGGCCAGCGTCCATAGTGAAGATGCGTTTCATGGGGATCACAAACAGCCATATCCAGTATGTGTGCGGATGTTTGGAGAGGAATACCGGGAAGGTGGGGAATATCAAGGCATACCTTCTGGCGGCGCTTTATAACTCCACGCTCACGATGGACCAGTACTACCAGGCGGAGGTAAGGCATGACCTGTATGGCGCGGGCTGGGCATCCGGGTAGGCAGTAAAAACTGAATATTGCTGCAAGGTGACAGTCGGGTGAAAATCGGGCTGTTTTTTGTGCGCTTTTTCAGGGTTGCCCTTGTGGCGGCAGGGCTGGGAGCAGCGGGAGAAAGCTGCGGCCTGCATGGGAAGGGGGGAGAAAGAGACATGCGGCCGGGGGATGGGGCTGCCATAGTTCATTGCAGGGTGAACTGGTTGGTGTGGGAAATTGTCTGTCCTGCACAAAAATCAAAAAACAATTAGCAAGGAGGAAAAGAAGATGAGGAATGAAAAGTGGAGAAAGATTCTGTTGGCGGTAGGGATTGCGTTTGCGGTGTTGATGGCGGTGGTGACACTATGGACCCGTATGCACAGGGACATTACGGCGGAAGACCTGGCGGTGCGGCAGATCATGAGGGAGTATGACCTGTCTGAACCGGAAGCGAGGCGGTTCGTGGAGTGGGCAGAGGAGATCATCAACATGGAGTAAAGGGGGACAGGAATGAAATCAAAGAGAAT